TTTTAATTAAAAAAATTAAAGGTCTGTATGCTGCAAAAGGTAGTACCTTATCTATCGAAACTCTGTTTAAAGTTTTATATGATACCGTTGCTCAAACTAACCACCCTTATGAATTCGTATTAAGACCATCTGATGGTCAATGGAGTCTTAGAAATTCTATTCGGGTTCTACTTACCTTTGGAAGCGCAGCAGATATTAAAGATAGGTTTTTGACATTTACTAAAAACAATATTAACTATACTGCAGAAATTGTTAGAGTTAAAAGTCTTAGTGGTAATTTATACGAGATATTCTATTACAGTGCTTTCCCAGTACCGTTTGAAGTTAATGAAGAAGTCACTGTAACTGGTACTTCTGGGATTTTGTTTATTGGTACTATTAAACCAACTACAACAAACGTAGAAATTGTATCCGGAGGCTCTGGCTTTAGAGTCGGTCAAATTTTTAACGTAACAGTTGGTAGTGGAGTAGATACATTAGTTAGAATTGCAAGAGTTAGCTCCACAGGTTCAATTCAAATACTAAGATTTTTAAACTATGGTTATAATTTTACCGAAGATCTTAGTATTATTTTATCTAATGCTTTAGGTGTTACTAAAAGAGTTAAGTATTTTCAAACCAGAGGCGGTGGTTTTTCGGAAACCTTTAACGCGACAAGATTACATTCTATAACCGATAGTGATAGATACTTCTTAGAAGACTATGTTACTCCGTTTGATTATACAGGTACTACTTTAGTTTCAAGCTCAGCAACATCTCAGATACTAACATCTGTTACTACAGCAGGAGTTGAAAACCCTAATGATGCAAGCTTTAACTTTACACTAGGCGCCGTAGCAAGATATCCTGGGGAATATGTATCAACACAAGGCTTTTTATCTGAACCAGATGTGCGGGTTCAAGATAGTAAGTTATATCAACCGTTTGCATATCAAATCAGATCTGAATTAGATATTAGTACATTCTATAATATTGTTAAAAAATTAGTTCATCAAGCTGGTACTAATTTGTTTGTTAATAGGGTATTATCTGCAACCGCTAATCTATCTGCTAACGTTAGTGTAGTAAGTAAACAAAATGTCTATGCAGATCTCTTCGATACATTCTCTACATTAGAGACTGTTGCTAAGTTAGTAAGTAAGGTTGTAGACGCTGATAACGTAAGTACTACAGAAAATACTGTTTATTCAATAACTAAGCCGCTTGAAGATAGTACTACTATTAGTGATACTATTACCATAAGTATGTACAAGGTCTCTACAGACGATACTACATTAACTGATAATAATAGCTTTACATTTAATTTAGCTACCTCTGATAGTGTCGTAGCAACTGATACTAGCCCAGGTGGTGGTACACCTGACTATACTGATGCATTAGGTGCTTTAGGTTATTTCTTAGAATCATATACTGAAGACTCAGCAATAACAGAAACTACAGCGATTTCGTTTAGTTAACATACAAGATGGCTTGTATAAATATAACATAGAACTTCTTAGAGGAATAAAACATGTTCACAGAATCGATAAATGTCAAAGGTAATTTAGAAATTATTCTTTTAGACGAGTCCGGTAAGCAAAAAGACTACAGAAAAGTTAACAACCTGGTTGTTGCTGTTGGTAAAGATACAATTGCTTCAAGAATGGTTGGTAACACAACTGCAATTATGAGTCATATGGCTGTTGGTTCATCCAATACTGCCGCAACTACTTCTCAAACTGCTTTAGGTACAGAACTAGGACGAGTGGTTCTTGACTCTACAACTAGATCTTCTAATACTATTACATATGTAAGTACTTTTCCTGCAGGTACAGGTACAGGAGCAATCACTGAAGCTGGCATCTTAAATGCTTCCTCTTCTGGTAATCTATTGTGCAGAACAGTTTTTGGTGTTGTTACTAAAGCGGCTGGCGATACTGTGGTTATTACTTGGAACGTTACTGTAGCATAATATGTCTTTTCTCTTAAAAGATACTATTCACCGTTCGTTGGTGGATAGTGTTTATAATGAATTCTTATCGCGAAGAGCCAACTATTACTATTTTATTGGTAATATAATTGAGTGGGCGAGTCCTCAGGTTCCAGAAACTCCTGAAGTTACCCAGAACTATGAGTATAATACTCGCAACGGTATTCTAAGTGTTAAGAAGATTAATTTAAGAGACGTATCTTATGTAGTGCCAAGAATAAACTGGACGACCGGTACAGTATACGATCAGTTCGATGGTGACTACAGCGCTACTTCCCCTGCATATTCCGGAGCTACTAGTTTAAAGACAGCTAATTTTTATGTATTGACAGGTGCGTTTGGAGTATACAAATGTATTTTTAATAATAATAATGCTGCGTCTACAGTGGAGCCTTCCGGTCAAGACATAACCACGTTTGCAACAGCTGATGGTTATGTTTGGAAATATCTTTACACCATTCCTCTCTCTTCACAGAATCGTTTTTTGACTCCAGACTTTATACCAGTTCAGAGAGCAGTTACTAATGCTTATTATTCAGAAGGTGAAGTAAGTAGTGTTATTATTAATAATGCTGGATCTGGTTATACCAGTAATGACGATGTTACATTAACTGTGACAGGTCAGTTTTTAGGATTATCTGGCAATTCAATAGCTAATTTAACACCGGTATTTAATACCTCTGGTGAGTTTATTGATGTAAGAATTAAAGATGCAGGAGCTAATTATAAAACTGCATCTATTACAATTAACGATGGTGGCGGCAAGGGCACAAGCTTACTTAACAATATCAGTAATGTAAGAATATTTAGCACCGGTGCCGGGTATAATACAGCTGTTATTGCTAACACTACTGCTACAATAACTACCTCTGGCCTTGCTCAGCCTACCTCAAATGCTTTTGCAAATTTAATATTCAGTAGTAATGCCTTAGTCGATGTTGTACTAACTAATAAAGGTACTGGCTATACTACTGCTGCAAGAGCAAATACAACCATAACAATTAGTACGTCTGGTAACAGTCAACCTACATCTAATGCAACTGCTAATTTGTTTTTTGCTACCTCTGCTGTTCTAACTCCGGTACTTAGAAATGGCTCTATTCATTCTGTCTTAATTGAAGACGAAGGTACAAGATACAGTTCAAACGTTAGTACTATTATTTCAGCCATTGGTGATGGTAGTGGTTTCGTAGCTACACCCTTTATTAATTCAGCCGGTCAAGTTGAAGATGTTATTATTGAAAATCGCGGCACTGGTTATTCCTATATTAATTTAACTGTTGCAAGCGCAACTGGTATTAGTGCTAACATATTTGCAAATCTTTCAGTAGATGATATAGATACCTTACAGACAGTGGTTGAGTTGTCTGCTGTTGATGGGGGTATTCATGCATTTAAAGTTAGTAATGTAGGTAACGGGTACTCTTATGCCAACGTTACAGTAGCAGGAGATGGTATTAATTTTACAGGCAATGCTGTAATAGTTAATAATACTATTAGTTATATTTCTGTATTGACCCCGGGCTCTGGGTACACTAATGCAAATGTAACTATAACGGGTAATGGAGCTAATGCAAACGTATCTGCCATATTATCCCCGTATAGAGGCCATGGCAGTGATCCAGTTAGAGAGTTATTTGCAGATACTTTAATGTTTACCTCAACAATAAATAATGAAAAGAACCTAGGTGTCGATGTACAGAACGACTACAGACAATTTGGTATCATCAAAGATTTAAAGCAGTATGGCAATGAACGCGCGTTTGCAAATGTTATTGGAAGTGCATGCTTTCTCGTAACAGTTGATACTGTTAGTGGTCTTGCCCGAGATACTATATTGACTCATCTAGTTGGTACATCCAAGCGATACTTTGAAGTAGTAGAAGTAGTACCTGCAAGTAATCAAGTATTGATTCAAAATAAAAATAATCATGATCTAACTACAGGTGATGTATTGACAGATGAAACTTCAGATTTAGACTATGCCATTACAGATCTGACAATTTCCCCCACGATAAATAAATTTAGCGGTGACTTGTTGTACATTGATAATAGAACATCAGTTAGCTACAGCGAACAACAATTAGTTACACTAAGAACAGTAATCAAATTATAACAGGTAAGAGATGGCGATTAATTTTAACACCGATCCGTATTATGACGACTATAGTGAAGCTAAAGGGTTTCACCGTATTCTCTTTAAACCTGGTGTGGCTGTTCAGGCAAGAGAACTAAACCAACTTCAAACTATACTTCAACAACAAGTTTCAAGATTTGGTAATCA